AGTGTTAGTTGCCGCTGACCAGTTGCCACACATGATCTGCTGCTCAAGAGACTTATCTATCTTGCTCCAAATCCATTCGATACCACGTTGAATGAACTGAGGAAGCGTTAACTCTGCCTTAATCGTTATGCTGGCGCTGGCGATTTTGGTGTCACCATCTTCTTCGCGGTCAGTAATACCGAAGGAGATGGTTTCTGCAAAGCGGCTGTCTGCAGGAGAGTAATAACTGAAAACATCGAAAGGACATTCACAGGCGTGGAATCCAGAAACGCAAGCCTCCACTTTTCCATCGTGATGGAAGGTCTTGCCAATTTCAAACTGAAAGTCACGGCACTTTAGGTCTTTGTTAAATCCCTTGAATGTCACAATTTCTTTGGTCATGTTGTTATTCCTTAAATTTTGGCAATAAAAAAGGCCGCATTGCGACCTGATTAGATATTTGAAGTGAGATAAAAGAAGACCAACTATGTAGCCTTTAGTTTTTCCAGCTCTCTGGCAATCATTGCCGTGGTTCTGATTGACCATTTATCGACAATCTTTCCATCTTCTCTCACCAGAGCCATTTCCTCAGGCTTCACCATACATTCAGCATCAAGCTTGCAGCCTTTGCATTTCACAAAGCGACTACACCATTGGTTGGTATCAATAGTCGTAGCCATATGGATATTCCTGGTATTTGTTCATCACGTCCTGTGGATGCTCATCGAATTCTTCAAATTCTTCTTCCATATCTCACCTCAGATAAGTGGATTATCGACAAAAGAAAACCCGCCGCAGCGGGTCTATTTCTGCGAAGAAAGTGAGTTCATAACGAACTTAGCTTCATTCCATTTTGCAACAGCAGCGTCATGCTGCTTAGTTAATGAAGTTACTGAATCGCAAAGGCCATTATCAATCCAATGGCGATGCATGTTACACAGGCGATCATTAAGTCTCACAACCTCACTCTGCGCAGCAACTACAATTCTGCGTGCTTCTTGGTATGTCATACACTCACCTCAATCGTAATAAGCCGGAATTGATTTGCCGCGCTGCTTCTGTACGGCATAGATTTTATTCCCGAGCGGGTTAGCGTCCCGGTAGTAACAGCGGTTCCGCTTAACCGCTGTTACTTCAACTTCCTTCTGACGCGTTCCGGCAAGCGAAATGGCTTTGGTAACGCGGTCAATTCTTTTGGCTTTGACCTCATGAGAAGCATCAGGAACATCGCAGCCAAAAATTGAATCGATGATATTGCAGATGGTGTCGCGCTCTATGGCTAGCTTCCTGCGCCGCTCATGACGGCGAGTTTTAGCATTGCCTGCAAACGTTGACTTCCCGTAGGTGATAACCGTCATGATTTAATCCTCATGTGAAATGGCTTTGGTGGTGTGACCAGGCTTGAACTGGTGACGCGATTCCACGGCTGGGCCCACGAATCCGCTCTACCTGCTGAGCTACACACCGCCAAACCCATCTCGTTTGGTATCTGTTCGCGCTTTGTCAGCGCATCATCGAAGTTAAAGAGCGTTGCCTTTCCGTTTGGCTACCAGCGTCCTGCTGATGGCTTAAATATACAGATAAAACTGTAATAACGTCAACAGATAAAACTGTAATTTACCGCGCAAAGTACATATGTTGTTGTAATTTTGAGTGATTTATTTTCTTGAGGCACAAAAAAACCGACTTTCGTCGGCTTTAGTGTTTGGAGTGTTGGGGGGGGTTATCTTTTTCTTCGATAGATTCTGTGCTCGACCATAGTTCCTATGATTTTTATGTCTCTACCGATGTTGTTTATGGTCGGGTAATCTGAATTGAGGGGAACTAGCTCAAATGTGGAATCGCTTCCTAGTGAGGATGCTATAGGCCTGTATTTCTTGAATGTTGCCTCATGCTCTCCATTCTTGGCGACAACGAACTCGCCGGGCATGGGCTCAATCTCGGGATCGATAACTATGACGTCGCCAGCTTTAAATTCTGGCTCCATAGAGTCGCCAATTATTTTTAGAGCAAAGGTGAATTGAGAGCAATCCATGTCTGTCATGACATATTCAAAACTCCCATCAAAAGCCTCAATGGGGCTTTTACATGCTAGAGCACCTGCTTGAACATAGCTAATCAAAGGTATCCTCCTTGAATTCACTTCAGAAACTGGCTGGAAATGACCCCCATTCAATAACCATGACGGGTCACAGTTAAGGACGCTAGCTATCCCCACGATATTCCGGGGCTTCTGAGTTTTTCCATCCTCTATGCTTGCCCATGACTGTTGTCTGATTCCAGCTCTATCTGCTGCTTCAGTCTGCGTCAATCCAAGCTCAATTCTTCTTTGTTTTACTCGTTCTGCAAGGCTCATAGCATCCTCCAAAATGGGTTTCCATCCTCACAGTTGAAACTGTATTTGACAAACAGAAATAACTGTTAGACAATACAGATGAAACTGTAGAGGTGAACATATGGAAACCATTTCACAACGCCTCAAACAGAAGCGTACAGAATTGAAAATGACTCAGGCTCAGTTGGCTGAAAAGGCTGGGATGAAACAGCAATCAATCCAACAGATTGAGTCTGGTGAAACAAAACGTCCGCGCTTCCTGCTTGAGCTAGCTACAGCTCTCCAGTGTGATCCAAGCTGGTTGCTGTATGGCAAGAAAAGAAACAAAGCAGCTTAGTCTGCACCGCTCTTTACCAATCTGAACCGCCGACAACGCGGTAAACATATTTCAAGGCGCATCAACGAATGCGCACAACTAACTATTAACTACAGGAAATACTAAGTAATGGAACTCACAAATCACAGCAAAAAGATACGCGAAGTGGAAACAGAGCTTCGCGCCCGGCTCGTATCAATGGGTCAGACAAATTTCGCAAAGATGGCGGGATGGTCTGATTCAAAAGTAAGCCGCCTGAACATTCAGGATATGGCGGTGACGTTCGTTCTTCTGGAGAAGGTATGGGAGACGAGCTTAATCAGGGAAGTGGCAAGGCAAGCGGTGGAAGCTGTGATGCCGAGAAATAAAAAACGCCCGGCGGCAACCGAGCGTTCTGACCAAATCCAGATGGATTTCTAAGGGCATCAGGAGAGGTAATTATGACAAAACGTAGTAAGAAATACCAGGAAAAAGAAGAGATTCGACATCCTGATTCACCTGAGGGATTGGTGGTAGCCGCAGCAAATAACAGGGCGTTCGCAGAGCGCCTTGTTGGTGTTTACAGACTAGCCAAAGCAGGAGTGAAACATGGGCGTCGTTAAGTTAGCAGACTACAGACCGTTAGAACCGGTCGTGGAGCGTAATGTGGCAGATCTCGATGATGGTTACGCCAGACTATCAAATATGCTGCTTGAGGCTTATTCAGGTGCAGATCTGACCAAGCGACATTTTAAAGTGCTGCTTGCCATTCTGCGTAAAACCTATGGGTGGAATAAACCAATGGACAGAATCACCGATTCTCAACTTAGCGAGATTACAAAGTTACCCGTCAAACGGTGCAATGAGGCCAAGTTAGAACTCGTCAGAATGAATATTATCAAGCAGCAAGGCGGCATGTTTGGACCAAATAAAAACATCTCAGAATGGCGCATCCCTCAAAATGAGGGAATATCCCTCAAAACAGGGGATAAAACACCCCTCAATTTGAGGGAGTGTTATCCCTCAAAACAGGGGGACACAAAAGACACTATTCAAAAGAAAGAAATACAAGATAAAAACACTATGTCCGAAAGCGTTCGGACGGAGTGTGAAAAATCATCTGACCGTCACGAAGAAACCGATAAGGCATTCGAGGAAATATTCTGGTGTGCCGGTATGCGAAAAGCCGGGAAGAAAAACGCAGCTTCGGCATTCAGAACACAGTTCAGGGAATGGCGTAAAACTACCAGGGGTACGGCAAGCGAGTTTGCCACGATGCTGGCAGAAGACATCGCATGCAGGAATGGTAAGCAGTTCGGATTCGACAGGTTGTTACCATCAAGCTACCTGAACGGTCAGCGCTGGAACGACGAAAAGCCAGAAACAATTCAACCACAATCCAAACCATCATCCGCAATCACCGTATCGAAAACTGGCTACGTGTTTTTCGACAGGTGAATCATGAAATCCAGAATCAAATCGTTACTTATCGCTGGCTATAACCATGGCTGGCTTAGTTCTGCATTCGTTGAGTTCTGGTTTAACCGTCTCGATCTGAGGTCAGCGTAATGACTCCAAGTGAACTGAGCGACCTGCTATGGGCGCAGGTTGACAGGGTGGCTCCGCACCTGTTGCCAAACGGCAAGAAAGAGGGGCATGAGTGGGTTGCCGGCAACGTCAACGGTGACAAGGGAAACAGCCTGAAGGTTAACCTTAGCGGTAAGAAAAAATGGGCTGATTTCGCTGAGGGCGACGGCGGCGACATGCTTGATTTGTGGATGTCCTGTCGGGGAATAAATCTGCATCAGGCTATGCAGGAGGCAAAGGCATTTCTCGGTATCAAGGATGATGATCACCATTTCGACGCCAGACGTGAGAAGAAATTCTCCAGACCTGACCGCAAGAAAATCGCCCGTTACGTTACCAGAATAGAATCCCATCTTGAGTACCTGCAATCGCGTGGCATATCTCCAGAAGTCGTAAAGCGGTACGAGGTTGTCAGCGGCAAGGTGTGGAATGGAGAGCGAGAACTGGATGCTTTGGTGCTTCCGTACAAACGCGATGGTGAGTTGTTGCAGGTCAAGAGAATCAGCACCGAACGTCCGGAAGGGAAGAAAGTCATCATGGCAGAAGGCGACTGTGAACCTTGTCTGTTCGGATGGCAGGCTCTCGATGCTGGCGTGAGGGCGGTTGTACTTTGCGAAGGCGAAATTGATTGCATGAGCTATGCGCAATACGGAATTCCGGCGCTATCTGTCCCGTTCGGTGGCGGGAAAGGCGCTAAGCAACAGTGGATTGAGTTTGAATACCATAACCTCGACAGGTTTGAGGAAATATTCATTTCGATGGATGTTGATGATGTAGGTCGCGAAGCTGCAAGGGAAATCGCAAGCCGACTGGGTGAACATCGCTGTCGTCTGGTTACACTGCCACACAAAGATATCAACGAATGCCTGATGAACGGCGTCACCGAGGATGAAATCTGGCAGTACATCGGGACAGCGTCATATTTCGACCCGGAAGAACTCTACAGCGCTCGTGAGTTTTACCAGGATACAGTCAATGCTTTCTACGGCAAACAGCAGTATCTGTTTAACCCACCGTGGGAAACGCTGGCTTACAACTTCCAGTTCCGTGAGGCGGAGTTAACTCTTGTCAATGGCGTGAACGGTCATGGAAAAACGGAGGTCGTCGGGCATATGGCACTTGAGGCCATGAGGCAGGGGGTAAAAACATGCGTCGCATCGCTTGAACTGAAGCCCGGGATTCTGCTTAAACGCCTGACCAGGCAGTCTACATGCTGCAAAATGCCGCCAGTTCTGGAAATTGAATCAGCATTTAAGTTTTACGATGACCGGCTCTGGTTATTTGGCCTGACAGGTACAGCCAAGGCTGAACGCCTGATTGAAATTTTCACATACGCCAGACGGCGATACGGCATCCAGTTATTCATCATCGACAGCCTCATGAAGTGCGGGATTGGCGATGACGATTACAACGGGCAAAAGGCGTTTGTTGACGCGCTATGCGACTTCAAGAATAAAACCAACTCTCACATTATTCTCGTCACTCACTCCAGAAAGGGAGACAGCGAGGAGAAACCCACCGGAAAGATGGACGTAAAAGGCTCAGGGGCGATTACAGACCTGACAGATAACCTGTTTATCATCTGGCGCAATAAAGCTCGCGAGAGAGCGTTACAGCGCGTTCAGGCTGGCGAGCAAATTAACGAGAAAGACCAGCAACTTCTTGCTGCGCCCGCATCTGTTTTAATGCTTGAGAAGCAGCGAAACGGGGAAGGGTGGGAAGGTGGTGTGCCGTTATTTCTTGACGAGCAGTCTCACCAGTTCCTGCAAATGGAAGGTGCATCACCATACAACTACATAGCTAACATGCCTAAGTCGGAGTATGACGAAGTGTGGAAGCAGGAGAATGTTACGGAGTACTGAATGAACAACCAAATAATACCTGAAATGCTTTTGAATCCCCGCTTCATTGCTGTTTTGAACAGATGTATCGACGAAGAAGAGCTCATTATGCAATTTGAAAGGTTGTCAGGTGTCACTCGACCACCAAAGCGGCAACATCCAATAGAGCTGATGGTTGATAAAGCGACATGATTTTCTGATGAGCAGTGGAAACGGTTTTTTGAAGCATTTATCCCGTTCGTCTATGAGTTTATATGGCTCACATGGAGAGACCGTGACAATGAGGAGTACTGGCAATGACCATCTACATCACTGAGCTAATAACAGGCCTGCTGGTAATCGCAGGCATTTTTATTTGGGGAAGAGGGAAGACATGAAAAAACTAACCTTTGAAATTCGATCTCCAGCACATCAGCAGAGCGCCATCCAAGCCATCCAGCGAATCCTTCCAGACCCAACCAAACCAATCGTAGTAATCATTCAGGAACGCAACCGCAGCATTCGGCAAAATGCACGCCTTCACGCGATGCTATCTGAAATAAGTAAGAAGGCTACATATCACGGAAAAGCAAGAAATATTGAGTTTTGGAAGGGGTTATTCGTTTCTGGTTGGCAGATTGCAACCAACCAGCACCCTGAGATTATATCAGGGTTAGAAGGTGAGCTAATAAACATCAGAGAGAGTACGTCGACTCTATCTGTAAAAAAATATCCGAAATAATGGACTACATAGAAGCATATTGTGCCATGAACTCAATTCATCTTAGCGAATGGAGGAATTATGATTGAGGTTTGGGTAGATATCGAAGGGATTCCATTTTATCAGGTTAGCAATAAAGGAAATTTCAGGTCTATTACGAGGGAAGTTACAGTAACATCAAGCAGACAGAGGCCATATAAGAAAATAATTAATGGCACTAGTGTAAAACCATTCAAGTGCAAGTCGACAGGATATCTTCAAATAAAGGTATACGGTAAGAAATACAGCGCCCACAGGATAGTTGCGAAAGCATTCTGTACAGGGTTCTGTGATGGCTTGGTAGTTAATCACAAAAATGGGCGAAGAGATGACAATAGGGCTGATAACCTTGAATGGGTATCACATTCTGAAAACTCAAAACACGGATATAAACAAAATGGAAGAATACCTATATCGCTAGGTAAATTTAGTGGTGACCATCCTGCCAGTAAAGCTGTTATTTCTACTGACATGAAAACTGGGGAGGAGGTTTATTATGAAGCAGCTATGGATGCTGTCAGAGAAGGATTTGATAGTTCGTCAATTAGTCGTTGCTGTAATGGCGAAAGCTCATATCACAAAGGAAGATTCTGGCGATTTGCAAATGAAAAAATGAAAGCGAGATGGGGAGATAAAGCAGCATGATGAATGTCGTTAGTTTCTCCGGTGGCAGAACGTCAGCATATTTGCTCTGGCTAATGGAGCAAAAGCGACAGGCAGGTGAAGACGTTCATTACGTTTTCATGGATACCGGCTGCGAGCATCCAATGACGTACCGTTTTGTTCGTGAGGTTGTGAAGTTCTGGGATATACCACTCACCGTATTGCAGGTAGATATCAATCCAGAGCTTGGGCAGCCAAATGGTTATACGGTATGGGAGCCAAAGGATATCCAGACAAGAATGCCAGTGCTAAAACCATTTATCGACATGGTTAAGAAATACGGCACTCCGTATGTCGGCGGCGCGTTCTGCACCGACAGGCTAAAACTTGTCCCTTTCACTAAATATTGTGATGACCATTTTGGTCGCGGAAATTACACCACATGGATTGGAATTCGAGCAGACGAAACAAAGCGGCTGAAGCCAAAGCCGGGAATCAGGTATCTGGCTGAACTCTCCGATTTCGAAAAAAGTGACATTCTGGATTGGTGGAAAGAACAACCTTTCGATTTACAAATCCCTGAGCATCTTGGGAACTGTATTTTCTGCATTAAAAAATCAACTCAGAAGATAGGGTTGGCCTGCAAAGATGAGCCTGGTCTTGAACGTGTATTCAACGAAGTGATTACCGGTGCGCATGTGCGTGATGGCCACAGACAAACATCTAAAGAGGTGATGTATAGGGGGCATCTGTCACTTGATGGGATCGCCAAAATGTACGCCGATGGTGATTACCAGACGCTTTATCAGGAAATGGTTAGAGCGAAGCGGTTCGATACCGGCTCATGCTCGGAATCGTGTGAAATATTTGGCGGACAACTTGACTTTGATTTTGGACAGGATGCCGCATGAAACACTGCTACCGCTGCGGAGAATGCAAAGACGATTACCGATTCCGGCCCGATCAACCGTACTGGTGCAGATGGTGCATCCGGTGCGAGCGGTCGCCAGTAGGTAATTTCCCGCTGCCAGAGACGAAGGAGGACGTATGGCACGACAGCGACGAAGTATCACCGACATAATCTGCGAAAACTGCAAATACCTTCCAACGAAATGCTCCAGAAATAAACGCAAGCCAATCCCCACAGAAAGTCAGGTAAAGACATTCGATTATGTCTATGGGTTGTTGCAGTCCAAGTGGAACCGCATGAGGAAAACGCGATGATTGACCCCAATCGAAGTTATGAGCAAAAGAGCATAGCAAGGGCAATGTGCGCAGGATGTAACAAGCAGCTGGCACCTGATGAAATTTACGCCTGTGCAGAATGCATCAACGAATGGCTGGTATATCGAGATCCGAATGGAGATATGTCTAATGAGGATATTCAGGAGCAATAAATGGCTTCAGGCAGTAAGGGAGATAGATTGCTGCGTTCTGTGTGGTCGATATGGAGTTCAGGCTGCGCATCGCAACGAAGGAAAGGGAATAGGGCTAAAGGTTGACGACAGCCTAACGGCGGCGCTTTGCCCGTCATGCCATGAGCGAATCGACAACGGAAAAGATTTAAGCCGGGAAGAGCGACGCTCAGAAATGGACCGCGCCATTGTCTTAACGTTGCAAAAGTTAACACGCGAAGGGAGGGTAACAGTGCGATGAACGAATACCGTATAGCGTTGCCGTGGCCTCCATCCAATAATCGCTACTGGCGTCACTCTCGAGGAATCCACTACATCAGCGATTGGGGAAAGCGATACCGGCGAGAAGTAATCGAAATAATTCAGCAACAACAGCTAGACCTTAAAATCACACCCCGCATCAGAATCACCATTCTCGCAGCACCTCCCGATAACCGCAAACGCGACCTGGACAATCTACCAAAGGCCGTTTTTGACGCACTCACCAGTGCGGGATTCTGGCTGGATGACGGCCAGATAGACGATATGCGCATCAAGCGCTGTCAGGCGGTTAAAGGCGGAATGCTTGTACTGGTTGTGACTGAGACGTGCGGGAATTTGCCAATGATTACGGAACTACTGGAGGCCGCATGACACACACTGTCAAAACCATTCCAGACATGCTCATAGAGACATACGGAAACCAGACAGAAGTAGCCAGGCGCTTATCGTGCCACCGCAACACAGTCAGGCGTTATCTGTACGACAAAGAAGCCAGGTATCACGCCATCGTTAACGGCGTTTTAATGATTCATCAGGGCGGGAGAGGTGTCTATGACCGTAACCAGCATTAACCAGGCGAAACAGCAGCGTGAACGTGACGAAGCTGAATTGCGCAGCATCAGAGAGATGACGGAGCAACACCAGAAGGCGATGGATTATCTGCATGAGCGAGAGCGTGAACTGGTGAACCGGCTTGGATTGAACAAGCCAGCGGGAGGCGATGCTGCATGAGACTCGAAAGCGTAGCTAAATTTCATTCGCCAAAAAGCCCGATGATGAGCGACTCACCACGGGCTACGGCTTCTGACTCTCTTTCCGGTACTGATGTGATGGCTGCTATGGGGATGGCGCAATCACAAGCCGGATTCGGAATGGCTGCATTCTGTGGTAAGCACGAACTCAGCCAGAACGACAAACAAAAGGCTATCAACTATCTGATGCAATTTGCACACAAGGTATCGGGGAAATACCGTGGTGTGTCAAAGCTTGAAGGAAATACTAAGGCAAAGGTACTGCAAGTGCTCGCAACATTCGCTTATGCGGATTATTGCCGTAGTGCCGCGACGCCGGGGGCAAGATGCAGAGATTGCCACGGTACAGGCCGTGCGGTTGATATAGCAAAAACAGAGCAGTGGGGGAGAGTTGTCGAGAAAGAGTGCGGAAGATGCAAAGGCGTCGGTTATTCAAGGATGCCTGCAAGCGCAGCATATCGCGCTGTGACGATGCTAATCCCAAACCTTACCCAACCCACTTGGTCACGCACTGTTAAGCCGCTGTATGACGCTCTGGTGGTGCAATGCCACAAGGAAGAGTCAATTGCAGACAATATTTTGAATGCAGTCACACGTTAGCAGCATGATTGCCACGGATGGCAACATATTAACGGCATAATATTGACTTTTTGAATAAAGTTGGGTAAATTTGACTCAACGATGGATAAATGCACTCGTTAAATAAAGCCCTGAGTTAATAGCTCGGGGCTTTTTGCGTTTTAAGCACGGCCTTTCTGAAAGCACATCAAACCAAATACCAGACAGACAAAAATAATTACCTTATCCGCTGTGGCTACGGTGCGGTGTGCTTTGCATAAAAGAAAACCAGCGCAATGGCTGGCTTCGTGAAAGCGGGTGGCAAGAAGTTGCGCTAACAACCTCATGCCGTTTTGCCCGTGCATATCGGTCACGAACAAATCTGATTACTAAACACAGTAGCCTGGATTTGTTCTATCAGTAATCGACCTAATTCCTAATTAAATAGAGCAAATCCCCTTATTGGGGGTAAGACATGAAGATGCCAGAAAAACATGACCTGTTAGCCGCCATTCTCGCGGCAAAGGAACAAGGCATCGGGGCAATCCTTGCGTTTGCAATGGCGTACCTTCGCGGCAGATATAATGGCGGTGCGTTTACAAAAACAGTAATCGACGCAACGATGTGCGCCATTATCGCCTGGTTCATTCGTGACCTTCTCGACTTCGCCGGACTAAGTAGCAATCTCGCTTATATAACGAGCGTGTTTATCGGCTACATCGGTACTGACTCGATTGGTTCGCTTATCAAACGCTTCGCTGCTAAAAAAGCCGGAGTAGAAGATGGTGGAAATCAATAATCAACGTAAGGCGTTCCTCGATATGCTGGCGTGGTCGGAGGGAACTGATAACGGACGTCAGAAAACCAGAAATCATGGTTATGACGTCATTGTTGGCGGAGAGCTATTCACTGATTACTCCGATCACCCTCGCAAACTTGTCACGCTAAACCCCAAACTCAAATCAACAGCAGCCGGACGTTACCAGCTTCTTTCCCGTTGGTGGGATGCTTACCGTAAGCAGCTTGGCCTGAAAGACTTCTCTCCGAAAAGCCAGGACGCTGTGGCATTGCAGCAGATTAAAGAGCGTGGCGCTTTACCGATGATTGATCGCGGTGATATCCGTCAGGCAATCGACCGTTGCAGTAATATCTGGGCTTCACTGCCGGGCGCTGGTTATGGTCAGTTCGAGCATAAGGCTGACAGCCTGATTGTAAAATTCAAAGAAGCGGGCGGGACGGTCAGAGAGATTGAGGTATGAGCAGAGTAACCGCGATTATCTCCGCTCTGATTATCTGCATCGTCGTCTGTCTGTCGTGGGCTGTTAATCATTACCGTGATAACGCCATTACCTACAAAGAGCAGCGCGATAAAGCCGCATCCACAATCGCTGACATGCAGAAGCGTCAACGTGATGTAGCAGAACTTGACGCCAGATACACAAAGGAGCTTGCTGATGCTAACGCGACTATCGAAAGTCTCCGTGCTGATGTTTCTGCTGGTCGTAAGCGCCTGCAAGTCGCCGCCACCTGTGCAAAGTCAACGACCGGAGCCAGCAGCATGGGCGATGGAGAAAGCCCAAGACTTACAGCAGATGCTGAACTCAATTATTACCGTCTCAGAAGTGGAATCGACAAGATAACCGCGCAGGTTAACTACCTGCAGGAGTACATCAGGACTCAGTGCCTGAAATAATTTTTTTGCAAATCACAAAGTCCATTTAATGAGCCTCGCGATGCGGGGCTTTTTTACATCTGAATTTCACAGCGCATCTCACGCGCATATTACATCACCCGAGCCTTTCAGAAAGCTGAGCCTGAGAACTGCCGTATATGGTGGCGACCATCTCGGGGCGGCTTTTCTGTGAGACAGGCTCACTTTCTAAAAGGTAAAGACGCTATGAATCATCAATTGGCTAATCTCGATTTCCGGGACATGGTGGTTGTTTCTGGTGATCGCGTGATCACAACCTCCCGCAAGGTAGCAGCTTACTTCGACAAGCAGCATCACCACATCATTCAGAAAATCGAAAAGCTAGACTGTTCGGATGAATTTCTAACCAGCAACTTTTCGCGGGTTACCTATGAACACAAGGGTAATCAGTATGTTGAATATGAAATTTCCAAAGACGGTGCGATGTACATCATCATGTCGTTTACCGGCAAAAAAGCTGCCGCCATCAAAGAGGCGTTTATCAAAGCATTTAATTGGATGCGTGACAGGCTGATGGAGATGGCTCACTCATACCAAAGAGAGCACAACGAGTTAATGCTGGAGTTCATGAAGGAAAAGGATGTTGCCAGTATGTCAGGACGCTTGCTGAACCGCTGGGGCAGGATCAAAAAACCGCAACTCATAGCAAGAATCGAAAGGCTTGAGCAGCAGGCGCAAATATCGATCCCCGGACTGCCAAAGTGACCATTCCAAAGCCCATCTAAGGGTGGGCTTGATAATGAAACCGTGATTTACATCCCCACAATCCGGGTATGTAAAAGATAGTTCAGGCGATAACAGATTTAACTAAATCTGTGCACCACCAGTTGCGGCAGTACAGCTAAACAACCCAAGCCAGTAAGTGGGGAAATAACACTGGAAGCCACTGAAAGATGAACCTCCTGCCTTATGGCAAAAAAGATTCTTTGCGGTGGCGGACTGATGGAAAGACATCGGTTATTGCAGAGGCCATTCAATGAGTGGTCTCGACAATGGCTTATACCCTACACGGGATAACTTAACTGATATCCCTTTTAACGGATAAACGGAGCCAACAATGGCAGAGATTATTCCCATGACTGAAGAACAGAAATTCCAGTTAGAGATTTACAAACTGGTCATGAACCAGAACGCAGCCGCAGAAGAAGCATTTCAGTTCATTGGCACTGACGAACTGAAGCTTGAGCTATTCAAAATTCACTTCCAGTCAGGCGGCGCTAATTCGGATATCGCGATCCGCACATTTGAAGCGGTGCGTAAATCGAAGGAAGCGTTAGACCTGTTCACTACCGGAGCATGATGTGAGCCGCGTAATAAATTTGGGTAAGGAGAAGAAATTCCCAATTACTCAAGAGCTATACGAGCGGCTTGAAAGCGTTATTCATGATTATGATGGTGAAATCAGTTTATGCGAGGCGATTGGCACACTCGAATTGCTGAAGCAGTCACTGATTGAAAGCGCGAAAGAGTCCTCAGCCTGAAATAACAAATAAGTGAGATGAATATGGCAGCACCAAAGGGCAACCGATTTTGGGAGGCCCGCAGTAGTCATGGGCGAAACCCTAAATTCGAATCGCCCGAGGCGCTGTGGGCTGCTTGTTGTGAATACTTCGAGTGGGTGGAAGCTAACCCGCTATGGGAGATGAAGGCGTTCTCGTATCAGGGTGAAGTGATACAAGAGCCTATCGCCAAGATGCGAGCGATGACCATTACCGGCCTCACTCTGTTCATTGATGTGACGCTTGAAACATGGCGCACATATCGCCTGCGAGAAGATTTATCTGAAGTCGTTACGCGAGCAGAACAGGTCATCTACGACCAGAAATTCTCTGGCGCAGCCGCTGACCTTCTCAACGCTAACATCATCGCCCGTGATTTGGGCCTCAAAGAGCAGTCGCAAGTTGAAGACGTGACACCTGATAAGGGAGATCGCGATAAGCGGCGCTCTCGTATCAAGGAGCTACTCAACCGTGGAACTGGACGCGATTCTTGATAACTTGAGCGACGAAGAGCAAATAGAATTGCTCGAGCAACTCGAAGAAGAAGAGAACTACCGGAACACACACCTGCTATATGAATTTACGCCATACAGCAAACAGCGTGAGTTCATCGACGCCGGGCATGACTATCCAGAGCGCTGTTTTATGGCTGGTAACCAGCTTGGTAAGTCATTTACTGGTGCTGCTGAAGTCGCGTTTCACCTTACCGGGCGTTATCCGGGCACAAAAGGCTATCCTGCTGATGGTAAATATGGCGGTGAGTGGAAAGGTAAGCGTTTCTATGAGCCTGTTGTCTTCTGGATTGGCGGCGAGACAAACGAGACGGTAACCAAAACGACTCAACGCATCCTGTGCGGTCGTATCGAAGAGAATGATGAACCGGGATACGGTTCAATACCGAAAGAGGACATCATTAGCTGGAAGAAGTCTCCTTTCTTTCCGAACCTTGTTGATCATCTTCTGGTTAAGCATCACACGGCTGATGGCGTTGAAGATGGCATTTCAATCTGCTACTTCAAACCATACTCGCAAGGCCGTGCTCGCTGGCAGGGTGACACAATCCACGGCGTGTGGTTTGACGAAGAGCCACCATACAGCATTTATGGCGAAGGTCTTACCCGTACCAACAAATACGGTCAATTCTCAATTCTGACGTTTACCCCGCTGATGGGGATGTCTGACGTTGTTACCAAGTTCCTGAAGAATCCCAGCAAGTCGCAGAAAGTGGTCAACATGACCATCTACGACGCTGAGCACTACACAGACGAACAGAAAGAGCAAATCATCGCATCTTATCCTGAGCATGAGAGAGAGGCGCGTGCTCGCGGTATTCCTACGATGGGTAGTGGTCGAATCTTCCAGATACCGGAAGAGACTATTAAGTGTCAGCCGTTCGAGTGTCCTGATCACTTCTACGTGATTGGCGGGATGGATTTCGGATGGGATCACCCGCAGGCGCAGGTTCAGCTTTGGTGGGATAAGGACGCAGACACAATCTACGTTTCACGCGTGTGGAAGGCGAAAGAAAAAACAGCCGTTCAGGCATGGGGAGCTGTTAAATCATGGGCGCATAAAGTGCCAACAGCATGGCCTCATGACGGAAACCAGCACGAGAAGGGCGGCGGTGAGCAGCTCAAAGGGCAGTATTCAGACGCTGGATTTATGATGTTGCAGGAGCATGCGACATGGCCTGATGGCGGTAATGCTGTTGAGCCTGGCATCACTGAATTGCGCGACATGATGCTCGATGGTCGCTTCAAAGTATTCAACACCTGTGAGCCATTCTTTGAGGAGTTTCGCCTCTATCACCGTGATGAAAACGGGAAAATCGTCAAGCTTAACGACGACGTTCTCTCAGCCGTTCGCTATGCATACATGATGCGCCGCTTCGCCAAAATGATGCGCGACATCAAAAAACCAAAAGAGAAAAAGATACCAGCCCCAATCAGGCCCATCGCACGGAGAACTTAAATGGCCGACGAAAACAGACTCAATTCCATTCTGTGTAAGTTTGACGCAGACTGGATGGCGAGCGATGAAGCCAGAACCGAGGCGACAAATGACCTGTATTTTAGCCGAGTGTCGCAATGGGATGACTGGCTATCAAACTACACCACCCTGCAATATCGCGGACAATTCGATGTTGTTCGCCCGGTGGTCAGGAAGCTGGTCGCAGAGATGCGCCGGAACCCTATCGACGTTCTATTCAGACCAAAAGACGGAGCTAATCCTGATGCTGCCGATGTGCTGATGGGGATGTATCGTACTGATATGCGCCATAACACGGCAAAAATTGCCGTTAACGTTGGCGTTCGTGAGCAGATAGAGTCTGGCGTTGGCGCATGGCGTCTGGTCACGCAGTACGAAGACAACGACCCAACAAGCAACAATCAGGTAATCCGACGCCTTCCAATCCATGAAGCCTGCTCACACGTCATATGGGACGCCAATAGCAAGCAGATGGATAAGAGCGACGCTAAGCACTGCACGGTGATTAACGCTTTGTCACGCAATGGCTGGAAAGAGTTCGCAGAGGATTACGGTATTGATCCGGACACCCTGCCATCTTTCCAGAATCCGAACGACACATGGCTGTTTCCGTGGGTATCGAATGATGTCGTCTACGTCGCTGAGTATTACGAGGTCGAAGAGAAGAAAGAGAAAGTCTTCATCTACCGCGACCCGCTGACAGGTGAGCCGGTCAGCTATTACCAGCAGGATATCAAAGACGTCATCGACGACCTGGCTAATCGTGGATTCATTAAGGTAGCAGAGCGTAAGGTCAAGCGTCGGCGTGTGTATAAGTCGATCATCACCTGCACGCAGATACTGAAAGACCGCGAGAAGATAGCCGGAGAGCATATCCCAATCGTTCCTGTGTACGGCGAATGGTCATTCGCTGGTGACAAGGAGTGCTACGAGGGCGTGGTAAGGCTGACGAAAGACGGTCAACGCCTTCGTAACATGATCATGTCATTCAACGCCGATATTGTTGCTCGCTCACCGAAGAAGAAACCGACCTTCTTCCCTGAGCAAATCGAAGGCTACGAATACATGTACGGTGGAAATGATGACTATCCGTACTATCTGCAGAACAGGACCGATGAAAACGGTAGCTACCTGCCGACTGGTCCAATCTCCTACATGGAAAACCCTGAAGTGCCGCAAGCCAACGCTTACATGCTTGAGGCTGCCACCAACGCAGTGAAAGAGGTGGCTAGTCTTGGCGTGGATGCGCAGGCGGCAAACTCTCAGGTCGCTTTCGATACCGTCAATCAACTGAACATGCGGGCAGACCTTGAGACATACGTGTTTCAGGATAACCTGGCTACCGCAATGCGACGTGATGGCGAGATTTATGCCTCAATGGTCAACGATATTTATGACGTTCCTCGCCATGTAACGCTGACTCTTGAAGACGGAAGCGAGAAAGACGTTCAACTCTACGCGCAAGTTGTCGATTACCAGTCCGGCAATGTGGTCACGCTCAACGACATTCGTGGTCGCTATGAGTGCTATACGGACGTTGGGCCATCCTTCCAGAGCATGAAGGAACAGAACCGCGCAGAGATTCAGGAGTTACTCACCAAGGTTCCGCAAGGTACTCCAGAGTTCCAGATGCTGATGCTGCAATACTTCACGCTGCTTGACGGTAAAGGCGTCGAGATGATGCGGGAGTACGCGAACAAGCAACTGGTGATGATGGGGCTGAAGAAACCAGAAACACCTGAAGAGATGGAGATGGTGCAGCAGGCACAACAACAGCCGCAGCAGCCATCAGCAGAGCAAATTCAGGCGCAGGGCATCCTTCTGCAAGGTCAGGCTGAATTGCTCAAGGCAGAGAACCAACAGGCGCAGATTCAGGTTGAAGCTGCCAAAGTTGAAGCCCAAAACCAACTCAACGCCGCGAAGATTGCAGAAATCTTCAACAATATGGACCTCGACAAGCAGGCAGAACTGCGTGAATACCTCAAGCTCGTAGGTCAATTCCAGCAACAGCGCAGCAAAGATGCTCGTGCTAACGCTGAGCTGCTTCTTAAAGATGCAGACCAGACTCATTCACAACGCATGGATTTCGCGAATCTTATGCGTCAAGTTCAAATCCCCTCCGGCGGAGTAGCCGAGACACCTCAATAAGAGAGAGTTAATCATGGACCAAACCACCGACATTCAGACTTCTGAAGAATTAACCCTGCCCGGCAATCATGCAGCGGCATCTGCTGATGGCTTAGTTGTCGATAATGCCAACGACAACGCAGGTCAGGAAGAAGGCTTCGAGATTGTCCTGAAAGACGATGAGAAACCAAAACAAGACCCGGCAACTAATGCTGAATTTGCCCGTCGCCGCATCGAACGCAAACGCCAGCGTGAGCTTGAGCAGCAGATGGAAGCGGTTAAGCGGGGAGAGTTGCCGGAGCACCTGCGGGTGAGCCCTGAGTTACCAAAACAACCAGACCCTAACGATTATCTTTCCGAAGACGCACTGTCTAAGTACGACTATGACCAGAGCCGCGCACTGGCTGCCTTCCAGCAGGCAAACAGTGAATGGCAGATCAAGGCTATGGACGCACGAAGCCAGGCTGTAGCTGAGCAGGGCCGCAAAACTCAGGAGTTCACCCAGCAATCAGCGCAATACGTCGAGGCAGCCCGTAAGCACTACGACGCAGCGGAAAAGCTCAATATCCCTGACTATCAGGAGAAAGAGGATGCATTCATGCAACTGGTGCCGCCAGCAGTCGGTGCCGACATCATGCGCCTCTTCCCGGAGAAATCCGCTGCTCTCATGTATCACCTTGGTGCTAATCCTGAGAAAACACGCCAGTTGCTGGCGATGGACGGGCAATCCGCGCTGATTGAACTCACTCGACTGTCAGAACGTTTAACTCTCAAGCCTCGAGCCAAGCCTGTTTCAGAAGCCCCGTTACCTGATGAACCCATTCAGGGACACGCTGTTGCTGCAAATATCTCTGCGATTGAAAAGCAGATGGAAGCGGCAGCAAACAAAGGGGATGTAGAGACGTACCGCAAGCTCAAGGCGCAACTGAATAAAGGAATTCGATAATGGCATTAAATGAAGGTCAACTGGTCACGTATGCTCTGGATGAAATCATCGAAACCGTCCAGAACCTGACGCCAATGGCGTCAAAAGTGACAAAATACACCCCTCCGGCAGAATCCATGCAGCGTTCAAGCAACACCGTGTGGATGCCTGTTGAGCAGGAAGCGCCAACCCAGACTGGCTGGGATTTAACTGGCAACGCAACCGGGATTCTGGAACTCTCCGTGAAATGCAACATGGGCGATCCGGATAACGATTTCTTCGAGCTTCGTGCAGATGACCTGCGTGATGAGCGTTCTTACCGTCGCCGCATCCAGGCATCCGCCAAAAAACTGGCGAATAACATTGAGTCAGCAATTGCCAAACAGGCAACCGAAATGGGCTCACTTGTTGTTCACGATACCCGCGCAATTGGTCCATCTACTGGCCTGTCTGGCTGGGATTTTGTGTCTGATGCAGAGCGCCTGATGTTCTCCCGTGAGCTAAACCGCGATATGGGCATCAGTTACTTCCTGAACCCTGACGATTACCGCAAAGCAGGCCGCAACCTGGTAGATGGTGACATCTTTGGGCGCGTTCCTGAAGACGCGTATCGCAACGGTACTATTCAGCGTCAGATTGCTGGCTTTGATGAAATTCTTCGCTCACCGAAACTTCCGGCAGTTACCAAGTCAACCGCTACTGGTGTAACTGTTTCTGGTGCGCAGAAGTTTAAGCCGCAGGCATACACCCTTGATACCGATGGTAACAAAGAGAACGTCGATAACCGTGTTGCAACGGTGACCGTATCCTCCACCACCGGATTTAAGCGCGGCGACAAAATCAGCTTCACTGGTGTGAAATTCCTGTCTCAGATGGCGAAGAACGTGCTGACTGATGATGCGACTTTCTCAATCACCCGTGTGATCGATGGTACTCACATCGAAATCACGCCGAAGCCGATTGCGCTGGATGACTCGTCACTGACAAAAGAAGAGAAGGCTTACGCTAACGTAAACACCTCTCTTGCTGATACCACTCCGGTAAACGTTCTGAACGTGGCAACAACCACCGCTAACGTGTTCTGGGCTGATGACTCAATCCGCCTGCTGTCTCAGCCGATTCCGGTAACCCATGAACTGTTTGCTGGCATGAAAACTTCTTCCTTCAGCATTCCAGGTATTGGTGTTAACGGCATCTTCGCAACGCAGGGGGATATCAACACTCTGTCTGGCAAGTGCCGTATTGCTGTGTGGTATTCAGCATGTGCTGTACGACCAGAGGCAATTGGTGTTGGTCTGCCTAACCAGACCGCGTGATAACCAGAGGGAGCTTCGGCTCCCTTTTTTATCTGGAGACAAGCATGACACACATGATCTTTCGTCATGGAGACATGAAGAAGTGGAAAGGCGTTGGATACGACTTTGAAATCGTGAAAGCCGAAGAGCTTCAGGAATATCTGGATGCTGGCTGGTTTGCACATCCTGATGATCTTCTGAAGGATGTTGCAGAGCCAGAGCCAGAGCCAGAAGAAAAACAGCGTAAAAAGCCTGGTCGAAAACCTAAGGCGGCAGCAGATGAACCTGACAACGAAGGGTGATTTAGTTCTTGCGGCATTACGTAAGCTCGGTGTGGCATCAAATGCCACGTTAACCGATGTCGAACCGCAGTCTATGGAAGACGGCGTCAACGACCTTGAAATGATGATGGCTGAATGGCTTGGCGGTGATGTGTCACCTGGTATCAACGTTGGCTACATTTTTGCTGATGCAGATGTCGCTCCAGATCCGGGAGATGAGCACGGATTATCAAATAACGCTATAAATGCCGTCATTTTCAACCTTGCCTGCCGCATTGCTCCAGATTATGCGCTGGAAGCGTCAGCAAAACTTATAACCACTGCCAGATACGGGAAAGAGCGACTCGTCAAACTGTCTGCAATGGACAGAGCAAAAGCCGCTAAATGTAAGTCCGGTTATCCAAACCGTATGCCTGTTGGTAGCGGTAACCAGTTGGCGAAGTGGAACGGTTGGAATTACTTCCACCGGAAGGAACCTTGCGATAACGGGAGCGAATAAATGCCTATTCAGCAACTTCCGCTTATGAAAGGTGTCGGCAAAGACTTTCGAAACGCCGACTATATCGACTATCTACCAGTGAATATGTTGGCTACACCCAAAGAAATCCTTAACAGCAGCGGATATCTTCGCTCATTCCCGGGCATTGCCAAACGTTCTGATGTGAACGGCGTATCGCGCGGAGTTGAGTACAACATGGCGCAGAGTGCTGTTTATCGCGTGTGTGGCGGCAAGCTGTACAAAGGAGAAAGTGAAGTCGGTGATGTTGCCGGAAGTGGTCGTGTATCAATGGCGCATGGTCGGACATCTCAGGCTGTAGGCGTTAATGGTCAACTGGTAGAGTATCGCTATGATGGCACGGTTAAAACCGTCTCAAACTGGCCTGCAGATAGCGGATTCACTCAGTATGAGTTAGGTTCGGTTCGTGACATTACGCGCTTGCGTGGGCGTTATGCGTGGTCAAAAGACGGCACTGATTCATGGTTTATCACTGACCTTGAAGACGAATCGCATCCTGACCGTTACAGCGCACAATATCGTGCCGAGTCGCAGCCGGACGGCATCATCGGTATCGGCACATGGCGAGACTTCATCGTCTGCTTTGGTTCATCGACGATTGAATATTTCTCCCTGACTGGCGCAACCACCGTTGGTGCTGCTTTGTATGTCGCACAGCCATCACTGATGGTGCAAAAAGGCATCGCCGGAACTTACTGCAAAACGCCGTTTGCTGATTCCTATGCGTTTATCAGCAATCCGGCAACGGGTGCGCCGTCTGTATACATTATCGGCTCCGGTCAGGTGTCACCAATCGCCAGCGCGAGCATTGAGAAAATCCTCCGCTCCTACACTGCTGATGAACTGGCTGATGGTGTGATGGAATCGCTGCGATTTGATGCTCATGAGTTGCTGATTATCCATCTTGCGCGCCATGTTCTCGTGTACGACGCATCTTCAAGCGCCAATGGTCCGCAATGGTGTGTGCTGAAAACAGGTCTGTATGACGATGTGTACCGCGCTATCGACTTCATTTACGAAGGCAATCAGATAACGTGCGGCGATAAACTGGAGTCCGTGACCGGGAAATTGCAATTCGACATCAGCAGCCAGTACGACAAGCAACAGGAACACCTGTTGTTTACCCCCCTCTTCAAAGCGGACAATGCCAGATGCTTCGACCTCGAAGTTGAATCATCCACTGGTGTTGCTCAATATGCTGACCGCCTGTTTCTGTCTGCAACCACGGACGGAATCAATTACGGTCGCGAACAGATGATTGAACAAAATGAGCCGTTTGTGTACGACAAGCGTGTTATCTGGAAACGTGTTGGGCGCATTCGTCGATTAATCGGATTCAAACTGCGGGTAATCACCAAATCACCAGTAACACTATCCGGGTGTCAAATTCGTCTGGAGTAACATATGGCAGACCCGTCACTTAATAAGCCTGTCATTATTCAGGCCACTCGTCTTGATGCCTCAATCCTCCCCCGCAACGTCTTCAGCCAGTCTTATCTGCTCTACGTAATCGCGCAGGGGGCTGACGTTGGCGCTATTGCGGGAAAGGCAAACGAAGCAGGGCAAGGTGCCTATGACGCGCAGGTAAAGAACGATGAGCAGGATGTTGAGCTTGCAGACCACGAAGCGAAAATTCAGCAGTTACGCATCGACGTAGACGACCATGAAATCCGTATTACTGCAAATACCAATGCAATTGCGGCGCTGGATGTCAGACTAACCACGGCTGAAGGCGAAATAGTCACCTTGCAGGCTGATGTCAGTGCTCTTGATGGTAGGGTTACGGCTGCTGAAAGCACTATTTCTTCATTGCAGGCTGATTACGTATCGAAGTCAGCAACTGCTTCTCAATCGCTGGCGTCACCTCTCAACGTGACAACGTCCTATTCAGTTGGCGGCACTAAAGTTATCGGTGCGCGACAGACAGGATGGACAGCAGCAACAGGCGCTGCGCTTCTCGGTGCATTCAACGCTAACCAGGCATACACGGTCAGTGCCACATATACGCAGTCTGAGGTATCAGCTCTGGCTACCGGATTGCAGCAGGCGCGACAGCGTATCAAAGCTCTCGAAGATGCAATACGAACTCATGGATTAATCAACTGATGATTACATTCATTCCAACACGCAACATCGACCTGATAGAAACGGTCGGCAATCATCCCGACATCATCGCCGGGAGTAACAACGGTGACGGATACGACTACAAACCTGAGTACCGCTATTTCGAAGTGAACGTACATGGTCAGTTCGGTGGCATCGTGTATTACAACGAGATTCAGCCGCTAACCTTTGAATGCCACGCCATGTATCTGCCTGAGATTAGAGGATTCAGTAAGGAAATCGGGCTGACGTTCTGGCGATATATTCTTACCAATACCACCGTTCAGTGCGTTACATCATTTGCTGCACGCAAATTTCGCCACGGTCAGATGTACTGCGCAATGATTGGTCTTAAGCGTGTAGGAACCATCAAGAAATACTTCAAAGGCGTGGATGACGTGACGTTTTACAGCGCCACACGCGAAGAACTAATCGACTTCCTGAATCACGGGAGATAAACATGTTATATGCATTTACGCTGGGCAGAAAACTGCGCGGTGAGGAACCTTATTATCCTGAAAAAGGCGGTAAAGGTGGCTCATCAAGCAGCGGGGCAAAAGAATCCGCAAAAGCAACACAGTACGCAGCAGACCTGCAAAACCAACAATTCAATCGTGTGATGGAGCAGTTGGCACCTTACGCCGCCGCAGGTTTGCCGGCTCTCCAGCAGATTCAGCAGCTATCAACGCTGGAAGGTCAGAACAGCGCTCTCAATCAGTATTACAACTCAGACCAGTATAAACAGTTGGCTGATCAGGCTCGCTATCAAAGCCTGAATGCAGCGGAAGCCACCGGAGGTCTTGGCTCTACAGCAACATCAAACCAAATTGCATCCATTGCACCAACGCTCGGGCAGAACTGGTTGTCAGGGCAGATGCAAAACTATGGCAACCTGTTAAACGTTGGTCAGTCTGCGGCAGCAGGCCAAGCATCGGCAGGACAGAACTATGCAAATAACGCAGGTAATCTTGCACAACAGATGGCGGCTATCCGCTCTCAGGGTTCTGGTCAATCCACGCTTGGAAGTGCCATTAGCGGGGGTACGAGTGGTGCGCTTGCAGGTGCTGGTATTGCAAGCCTGTTAGGTACTTCCACGCCATGGGGCGCTGGTATCGGTGCTGGTATCGGATTGCTTGGCTCACTCTTCTAAGGAGTTATCGTGGCTACATTTCAACTTGCTGGTTTGCCGTCAATGCAGGTGGCAAACCAAAACGCGCCCGGGCAGCCATCACTATCAAACTACGACTTTAGCCAGCGCCCAAACGTTGGAGTTCAACTTGCTCAGGGTCTTGGTGCAGTTGGTCAGGCAATACAGCAGAATGAGGCTGCTCAGAGGCTTTCTGACTTTCAAAAAGCTTTCGGTCAGGCTTATGCGGCAGGTGATCGGGACGCCTTGCGTCAACTTGCAGCCACCAATCCAGACCAGATTGAAACAATTCGTCAGGGCATGGGCTTTGTTGATGCTGACAGAAATCAGGCGATGGGCGATATGTCTGCACGATTGAATATTGCCGCCGCTCAGGGGCCTGAAGCGGTGATGCGAGAGCTTGCCACTCACCAGAATACACTGCAGCAAATTGGCGTATCTCCTGAACAGGCGTGGCAGACATATCAACAAAGCCTGAAGGCTTCTCGCAGTTAACAGACCTTATTGGGATGCACGCGGTAGGACCAGAAAAGTATTTTGATATTCAGGACAAGTTGACAGGTCGCGAGATTGACAGAGGTCGACTAGCTGAAACAATCCGCAGCAATAAAGCAGGGGAAGGACTTCAGGCTCGCGGGCAAAATATTACTATGCGCGGACAAGACATGTCAGCCTCTACAGCCCGCCGCGGTCAGGATTTGGCAATGCAAAGGGCGAACGCCAGAACGATATCAGGAGTCGAGGGGAATCGGGTCGTTCAGCTTGCAGATGGTAGAACAGTCAACATTGACGGAAAACTTCACGGCGCAGGTGCGAATTCATTTTACGAAGGCATTGACGATAACGGCAATATGGTTCGCGTACCGGCAAGTGCTATTGCAGCACCTCCAACGTCTGCGGCAAGCGCACAGAACTACGCGATGAAGAAAGACATTGACGCAATCGCAAATGCAGATGCTTCTGCTCTCGATTTCATGACTGGCATGACTGGCGGAGCTGGAAATCCGGCAATTGGTGCAGATGTTCGCAGCCGACTCACAGGCAAAGAGCAACGCCAGTTATATAACTCCGCACAACGTATTCAGGGAAGAATGCAGAATCAGGGCGTGGCAGCAGCAAGAGATATGGGCGCTAGCGGTATCAACACCATTGCAGAAGCGAAGATGTATTTTCAGGGGATGCCGCAAGTAGATTACTCTAGCCCGAGGCTATGCAGCAGTCTATTCGTGAGATTCAGGAATACACCAACAATTACAACCAGCAGTACAATGTTGATGTTGGTAAATCGCAGTATCAGCAATCCCAACCTGTACAGAAATCACAGCCTGCATCCAACAGCAACTTTTCTTCACTATGGGGTGATTAATGGCTAAGGCATGGAAAGACGTTATTGCCTCTCAGCAATATCAGGCATTGGCACCAGAACAGAAGGCACAGGCTCAGGAGCAATACTTCAATGAAGTGGTTGCACCTCAGGCAGGCGATCAGGCTGAGCAGGCTAAACAGGCTTTCTATGCTGCGTATCCGGTGCCGTCAGCAGAGCCTCAACAGGCACCGCAGGAAGCACAGCCACAAGATCGGGGGGGCTTCCTTTCTGACATCGTGAGCGCGGCAGCAGAAACAGGACGCGGAATGCTTCAGGCTGGAGTGAACCTGGCAAATATTCCTGCATCGATGGCTGATGCGGTTGCCAGCGCCGGCGCGTGGGCTGGCAAGCAACTAGGGTTAGGCGACGGAACTTATCAGCCCGCTCCTCGTGTTACTACTGAGGGGATTGCTCAAGATTTTGGTCTTCAGCATGGAGCGCTAACCCCGCAAACAACAGAAGGGAAAATCTTCTCAGAAGCATTGCCCTATCTAACTCCGGTAGGAGCTGAACGTATTGCGGCGCAGGCTCCAACCATTGCCGGGAGAGTTGCACAAGGAGCATCTCGCTTGCTGGCAGAAAACGCAGTTGGATCTATGGCTGCAAATAGTGTGCAGGACAACCCTGAGGAACTCGCCACTGACCTCGGAACTGGTGTTGTACTTGGTGGGGCGATTAACCAGTTAGGTCGTGCCGCCGGCGCTGTATATCGTGGTGTGCGTGGTGCAATCTCTCCTGAAGCACAACAGGCAATCCGATTTGCTAACTCCGCAGATGTGCCATTGCACACAACCGATGTTTTGCCGCCAAACTCACGAGTCGGGCGCATGGCTCAAACAACGGCTGAAAACATCCCATTTGCCGGGACAAGTTCAATGCGAGCTAATCAGCAAGAAGCTCGCAGTCAGTTGGTAGATGAATTTGCATCACGGTTTGGTGAGTATGATCCGTCAATTGTTATTGGCAGCCTGAAGGCAAAAACATCAGGAATTCGGAAAGCAGCAGGGAACCGTCTTGAGCAAGTTCAGAGCGCAATGACAGGAGTCAACATTCAGCCAACGCGAGCAATTCAGCAGATAGATGATGAGATTGGAAAACTGCAAAAATTAGGACAAGTTGCCGACACGGATACAATTAGCAAACTTCAGGCATACAGGAATGAATTGGCTAAAGGTGATGTTAACCTGGAACAGTTAAGCAGACTGAGAACGCAGTTTAGGATGGATGTCAGAGGAGAAAGGACACAAATGCCACCGCCAGCTGAGGCGGCAGTGCAGCGTGTATACAGGGCAATGACAGGAGACATTGATAACTCCATTGGCCAGAACCTTGGAAACGACACTCTGCGCAGATACAAGCAGGCCAATGCGGTATACGCAGATGAGGCTAGTAAGCTCCAGAATACCCGCTTGAAGAACGTTCTGATGAAAGGGGATCTAACCCCTGAAGTTGTCAACAACATGTTGTTCAGCAAGAACAAATCAGAAGTTCAGAATCTGTACCGGTCAGTCGGTCATGTGGGACGCGCTCAGATGCGTAACGGCATCATCGGAAAGGCTATGGAGAAATCAGGCGGTTCTCCGGATCAGTTCCTGCGCCAGGTTAATTTAATGTCTACCCAGACGGGAATCGCTTTTAAAGGACGAGATGCTGCGTATCTGAAAGGACTGAAGAACTATCTTGAGTCAACCAAGCGTGCTGGTCAGGCAGGAGTAACAACGCCTACAGGTCAGCAAACTATACCGTTCATCCTAGGTATTGGAACGGTAACTAACCCTGCGCTGGTAGGTGTTGGTGGCGGGTATGGTTTGCTGGCAAGAATGTATGAGAGTAAACCAGCACGTAATTCAATGCTTCGCCTGGCTAATACTCCACGTGGTTCTACCGCATTCGAGAAAGCGTTAGCCGAAGTTGAGCGGGCTGTTAACTCTGTTGCTCAAGGCGCTAAATCAGATGCATTAAGCGAATAGCAGTCTACCAACTACGATGCCGAAGATAAGGAATGCAAAGTTCAATAAGTCTCTGTTCATAAATCCTCGTAGGAACCAATAGAGATCATTCTTTGATCTATATATTATCTTAATCCCTTACTTAATTGGGTGATGATAATGAAAAAAGGTGTGATGGTTGGCTGTTTTTGTGTATTTCTCGCTGGGTGCGCTACAGCAACAAAAACGTATGCTCCAGATGGAAGAGAGGCATATACCATAGAATGCTCTGGAGTAGGTGGTTCATGGGCTATGTGTCAGGCCAAGGCCGGAGATCTTTGTGGTTCAAAAGGCTATGACCTGATTAGCACTGGTAGTGATCAGGGAGCTATTGCAAACATTGACGGAAGTACTGGCAACGCATTTGCAACAAACACCATATCAAGAAGCATGTATATAGCTTGCAAAAAATGAGTAAAGCCCGGTTCGCCGGGCTATTTTTTTCGATAGAAATCTTTCAACTTTTCGAATACTAATTCTTGAATTTCTCTGGATACGATGTCTGCTTCGCGTTCAGCATCATCCCTGTATCCGATTACAGGCGTAGGCTTTTCAAGTGAATCAGCCACTATCTGTACTAGCTCTGCATTTAGTGACCTTCCGTTTGCCTTTGCCCTCTGCTTAACCTTTTCTTTCAGCTCGTAGGGTAGCCTGAGGTTAAATTGCGGGTCATCTCTTCCCATTTCTGATGCCTCACTTTTGTAAGTGGATCGGCATCATATGATCTACTGGTTGTATCCACAATAAGACCACCGTGGTCTTAATGACGCATTGGCGTAGCCACGCTGCGACGATTACTTTCATCTGGAGCACATTAAATGACAGATATCACTGCAAACGTAGTTGTTTCTAACCCTCGTCCCGTCTTCACTGAATCCCGTTCGTTTAAAGCTGTTGCGAATGGGAAAATTTACATTGGTCAGATTGATACCGATCCTGTTAATCCTGCCAATCAGATACCAGTATACATTGAAAATGAGGATGGATCTCACGTCCAGATTGCTCAGCCGCTAATTATCAACTCAGCCGGTAAAATCGTATACAACGGTCAACTGGTGAAAATTGTCACCGTTCAGGGTCATAGCATGGCTATCTATGATGCCTATGGTTCTCAGGTTGATTATATTGCTAACGTATTGAAGTATGACCCAGATCAGTTCCGACAAGAACTGGCTGAGCCGGATGGATCTAAAAAAGTAGGGTATAAAGACAGTAACGTATATGACACATTGAACAAGCTAGAATTAAAATTCAAATCATTCCAGGAAATGCGTGATGATAATTCAAATGAGATAGGCGATTACGCCCTACTCACAGGCTGGCATACAGAGCATCAGGGTTATGGTGCTGGCGTATTTCAGTGCGTCGATAAAACTGGCTTAACGGACGATGGTGGCACTATTGCAGTAGCATCCCCATATGCTTGGAAACGTATCACGGGTCCGGGTGATGCCACTGAGTTTGGTGTTGTGCCGAACGCCGGGAGTGCGTTTGATAATAAGGCGTATATTTTAGCCGCTGCTGCTACGGGGGCGCTTATCTTTCCGGCTGGTGATATTTATACAACATTCTTTACCCTTACTGATACCTACCTTGTGAGAGGGAACTCAACCAATATTCGCGAAATTGAAGCGCCAAATGTAACAGACTTTATTGTCCACTGCTCCAGAAACGGGACATGGGAAGGGCGAATTGACGGAATTGTATGGGAGGATGTTTCTATATTCCCTATTGATACGCATAGAGGTTTCCATACCTATTTTACTACCCTTGGTAATATGCGTAGTGTTAGAGTTAAAGGTGGTATTGGATCCTGGATTGAGGGATCTTCTGATTGGTCATTTTTTCAATGTGAATTTGTTGAGTCAAAGGGAAGAGAAAATATTTTAATAACACCAAAAGTAGATGAGCAGGGGACTATAGGCGGCGGACTGGTATTCAACAAATGCTTCATCGCCAGAAGTGCTAAAGATGGTGCCAGTATAACTCAAATGCCATCTGTTTGGTTCAGAGATTCTGTTATTTATCATAACGCCGACACGGGCCTCCGCTTCAGCACAGATCGTACAACATATCCAGGACCTGAATTTACTGTTAACAAAGTTACTGGTTGTGACATAGATGATAATTACTATGCGGGGGTACAGATAATTGGTGGGCGTTACGTTGATTTCTCAAATAACTGGGTAAGTTCTGGTCGTCAATCTTCTGGGCCGGGATTAAGTATTGATGATAGTATAGGTATCAATATTGAAAGCAACAGCGTTTACCTTTGCGGACAAAACGGGATAACCGTAAAAAATAGTAGTTTTGGAAGTGTTAGTAATAATAACTCTAATGACAATAAAAATACTGGAATCCGCATTATTAACTGCAACCGCATTTCTGTCTGCGGTAATATAGCATGTGGTGAAACCCCATTAGGAGCCTTTCCAAAACCACAGGAAGAAGGTATAAGAGTAGAAGGTGACAGGATAACAACGTATGGCAATATATGCACTGGCAATTCATTTGAAAATTACTCTAATACAGCAACAAACAAGCAAGATGGTTTAAATATAACATCTTGATAGTCCATTAACATGGCTTAATGTAAATTAAAATGCCCCTACCGATAGCGGTTGGGGCTTTTTTTTAATTGCGCGTAGGTAATATTTTATTAGCAAGTCTATGACCAAATCTATTTATTGGCTTCTCAATTAAATTAAAAATTAACACGGAAAGTGTGATTGATAGCGATATTGATGCAATAAATAATGCCAATGTACCTTGTTTAGGTATAAATGAAAAATAGTTTCCGTAGTAATCGGCGAACTCCTTTACAGGGATGTGTATCAAGTACAAAGAATAAGATGATTCACCAATTATTGTAATTATTTTAGGAAACGATGGGGAAAAAATCCTTTCAATTCTCACAACGCTAAACACAAGAAAGAAAGCAATAATACCTGAGCGCGTGATACCGTTTCCACCGAACGCACTAGTAAACCATAATATGAAACAAATATTTATTATTACGATATAAAAATACCCAGTATTTTTATTGTTATAAAATCTGTTGTCCCCAAATAACTTTTCTGATTCCGCTATAATCATTCCTAAAATAAAATCTAAAACTATTGGGTTTCCTGCAAAACCAATGTACTTATCTGGTGTGGTGTTAGGTATTGGAAATGATTGCGCGTCTAAAACTAAATGGCCTTGGTAATAGTATGATGAAAAAATAAATATAGTAATAATTATTGCAGTTGTTAAAACAGACCTGTATTTTGCTGTAAATATCATTGAGATGGCAAAAATTATATAAAAATAAATCTCATATCTCAATGTCCACGCAACAACGAGCGTGCCCCAGCCATAAATTGGAGATATAACATCACTCTGATAAGAAGAAATAAATACTGATTGTATTATATTTTCAATAGAAAGATGCCCTAAACTAAATTCCCCTGTATAATAGTTGTAATAGTATAATGACACATAAAGTGCCAACACCATTAAATACAAAGGATAGATTCTAAAAAAACGTTTTATTAAGAATGATACAGATTCTGCAAATGAACTGAATTTTATACTCTGTGTTGAATGAGATATTATAAACCCACTTATTACGAAAAAAACCTCAACACCAAAAATAGCATTGGATGTTATGTAATCAATAAATGAACCTGCAACTATATTGTCATACATTGTTCCTCTGTTGTGACCAAGAACAACAGCAAGAACAGCAAATCCTCGTAAAAATTGTATTCCATTTAATCGTTTATTAGACATTTTGTGCCTGTGAACATTAGAAAAAATAGTGAGTTTTGAGTGGGGGAAGTTTAGCATTTGAAAAGTGAGCGATCTACCTATGACGCAGGAGGGTGAGAAAAAATAGGGGAACACAGGCTTTTAACTGATTCGTATGGTTTTGTTACATTTTTATGGTACCTTCTCATCAAGCCAGTCCGCCCAAAATTGCATCATTTCTCTGCGGGTAGCCAGATATGCAGCATGGTTGTAAACTGAGCGCGTCCCGCCGCTTACGTGTGCCAGCTGCATCTCTATTGCGTCGCTGTTCCAGTGCTTCTCGTTGAGTACCGTGCTGAATTGATGTCTGAAACCGTGTCCGCATGTCTGCCCTTCATATCCTATGCCGCGGATTACACCAAGGACGGCATTTTCGCTGATTGGCTTCTTCCTGTCATTTCTGCCGGGGAAACACAGCTCGTACTGCCCTGTGATTTGTTGCAGGAATTTGAAAAGCTCTGTAACCTGGTCTGACATTGGAACGATATGCAGTTTTCTTCCTTTCATGACTTCAGGGTCAACGGTGATCATCCTGTTTTCAAAGTCAATTCCTGACCATACCAACGAACGTAACTCCACTGTTCGCATTGCTGTATAATGAAGAACCTGAGCAGCAATCTTACCTATAACCCAGCCTCCATACCCATTCAGTGCCCTCTGGAATTCGTGAATGCGATGCATAGGTAGGAAAGGGTAGTTGTTTTTTCTGTAACCCTTCATTGCCCCAACAAGGTCTGGAGCCGGATTATATTTAGCTCTTCCGGTTACTATTGCGTAGCTGAAAACCTCGCCACACCTGCGACGAGCCTTATCAGCCCGTTCCATCGCCCCTCTGTCCTCAAATAGCCTGATCACCTTCAGTAGCATCATCGGCTCCACCTCTTCCATTCTCAGATGTCCGATGAGCGGCAATATATCGCCAGTGAACATGTTCATCATTTCGTCAGCATATCCTTTCGACCATACCTTCGATTTATGAGCATGCCACTCCCTGAAGATATCACCGAACGAATCAGCTACTTCTTCCTTTTCCTTCTTCTTTATAGCCTGTTTCTGTTCTGATGGGTCCACGCCAGCAAGCAGCTTCATTTTCGCGTCAGACTGTTTTGCCCTGGCTTCGGTAAGGGAGATTTGCGGATAGGGACCGATGACCAGCGTCTTTTCCTTTCCTTCGAACCGGTAGCGCAT